GATAAATCTAAAACTAAAGATACTGCTAAAAAAGAATTAGCTTTAATATACCATTATGGGGATTTAAGAAGTGACTATTCTGGATTAAGTGAATCTATTAAACTATCTAGGATAGTAGAAAACTTAAAGTTTGATAAAGGCTACACTCCAGATAAACATGTTAAAGAAGCAATGGAGTACTATATGAGTTTTAAGACTCCTATTGAGAGACTATATGAAGGTGCTGTAATAGCTATAGATGCTGTGAATGAGTATCTTAGAACTACTAAAGAATTACTTGCTGAGAGAGATGAGAATGGTAAAATTGTAACTGATATTGCTAAAATTACTGCATCTATTGAGAAACTACCTAAACTTATGACAAACTTAAAAATTGCTGAGAAGGAATTAATAAAGGAAAAGAAAGAGACTGAGGGTAGGATGAAGGGATCTAGAGAAATGAATATGTTTGAAGATGGAATATAATAATCTAAATAGGTATCAAACTCCTTTAACTATAGAGTTGGAGAAATCTCTTCCTAAAGAGGTTTACTCTGAACTGTTAAATATGATAGAGAGTGTGCCACTTATTAATTGGTTAGTGCAGCCTGAATCAATTAGAGGTTATGCATCTGATAGGCCTAAACATATTGATTTAGATGATAGTGATGATAGGAAACAGTATATAGATAATAGGATAGTTGTAGATATAACTAAACCTCATATATTAGATAATATTGACTTCTTTAGAGAAAGAGCATTATTCTATGATAAATACGGAGTATATACATCAATTACTCCAGATCCCAATCCAAGTAGTGAATGGGCATTATTTTGGAAAGAAGAGGTAAGAAGATGGAAGGATGGATTAATTAGACCTAGTGATGGAGAATGGATTCCAGGAGGATTATATTTTTACTGGAACTATTCTCCTATATGGTTAGTAGAAGAAGAGGTAATTAATATTAAAGGTAAAACTAAAACTAGAGGTAAGAGAGTAAGGAAGTTTCCTAAACCTTGGTTAGGAGATTATTTGTTTTATCATTACATGGAACAAGGAAGGGAGGCTGGACAACATGGTAAACTTCTTAAAGCTAGAGGTTTAGGATTTAGCTTTAAAATGGGTAGTCTTTCCCCTAGAAATATGTATGTATATCAAGGTTCTGGAAATCCTAATTTTCACTTGGCTAGTGATAAAACATTCTTGAGTGGGGACAAGGGAGTATTTGGTAAGGTAGTTGATGTATTAGACTGGATTGCAGATACTACACCATTACCTAAACTTAGACTTACTAATAGTATTAAGTCTATGGAAATTCAACTTGGTTATCAAGATGAATATGGAGTTAGACGAGGACCTCAATCTAGTGTTTATGGTATATCATTAAAAGATAATGCAGATAAGGCTCGTGGTATTAGAGGGCCTTTAATACATTATGAAGAGGATGGATTATTTCCTAACCTGGAGGATGCTTGGAATATTAATAGGAAAGCTGTTGAAGATGGTGATGTAGCATTCGGATATATGTTAGCTGGTGGGACTGGAGGTGTGGAAGGTGCTAGTTTTGAGGGATCTGAGAAGTTATTCTATAATCCTGGAGTATATAATATATACGGAGTTTCCAATGTATATGATATTAATGTAAGTAGTGATACTAAATGTGGATTCTTTTGGGGTGCTTATTTAAATAGAAATAAATGCTATGATTTACATGAAGGAGAGCCTGATGTAATTAAAGCTCTTATAGAAATTCTAAATGATAGACATAAAGTAAAATACCATTCAACAGATCCTAAAGCTCTTACACAGAAAAAGGCTGAAGAACCTATTACTCCACAAGAAGCTATCATGCGTAAAGAGGGTAATGTATTTCCAGCAGAAGATATAAAGAACTATCTTGCTGAAATAATGCCTAATTTTACTAGTTTTGTTAGCAGTCACTACGTAGGAAAATTAATGATTAATACTTCTGGAGAAGTTGAATGGAAACTTGCAGAAGGTAATTTATATCCTATCAGAGATTTCCCATTTCTAGATGGTAATAAAGAAGGTGCTGTTGAGATATATGAAATGCCTAAAAGATTCGGTAATGGAGAAATACCTCAAGGCAGATATATTGTTGGAAATGACCCGTATGATGACGAGACAGGTACTTCTCTAGGAAGTATGTTTGTATTTGATAGGTGGACTAGAAATATAGTTGCTGAATATACTGGGAGACCTAGATTTGCGGATGAATTTTATGAGATATGCTATAGGCTAGCTAAATACTATAATGCCCTTATTATGTATGAAAATAATAAGAAGGGATTATTTGTATATTTTAGAAATAAGAACCTACTACATATGTTGGCAGATGTACCTAAAATATTAACAGATAAACAAACTTTAAAACCTGATACATTATACGGAAATAAGGCTAAAGGTTTCAATGCTACAGCAGAAGTAAATACATTCCTAAGAACTGCACAAGTTAAATGGATGTGTGAACCTTTAACTGATGATGAAGGTAATCCTAATGGATTAACTAGGTTACATAAAATTAGAAGTATTCCCTATTTAAAAGAATGTGCATCATGGAATAGTGATGGTAACTTTGATAGGGTTAGTGCAATGGGGGCTGTAATGCTGTATGACTTAGAATTAGGTAATATACAGATTAATAAAACTACAGAACAGATTAAAACTAGAGCTAATGATAGATACTTTGATAAGTTTTATGGTAATAGATCTAAAATGTTAAATAGTTGGTAATTAAATTGCTAATTATAATATGAATATATATAAATTTGGAAACTAAATAGTAAAGTATGATAAAAGAGTCATCTGCAATGGGAGTTCAAAGTGTTAACTTCTTCCCTGCACAAATGCTTACAGATAAAGAAAGAACTGATGAATTTTATCAGCAATGTATTGATGCAGGACTAAGTATAGTTAACTGGAACTTGAATTTATATAGTTCTATTGGTGTACGAAATACTAGAAAGAATAAGTTAATTAATTACAACTTATTCAATGATATAGTAGATAAGGATGAAATGAATAGAGTCATTAATCCTTGGGGATTTGATGATGTTGCAAAACTTCCTAGATATAAGAATTATTCTATTATAAATAGTAGTTTAATGCTTCTATTTGGAGAAGAGAGGAGAAGAAGTTTTAATCCTATTGTGACTTCAATTAATAGTGATGCTGTAAATGAAAGATTGCATACTATTAATAATGCATTTACACAGATGGTTACTCAGTCACTATTAATTCCTGATGAACCTAAAGAAGAGATTGAAAGGAAGATGCAGGATTTTGGTAAGTGGGCTAATTTTGAATATAAGGACAAAAGAGCTAGAATGGCTCAACAGATAATTAACTACTTATATAGAACTGATTACGCTGCTGAAACATTTAGTAGAGGATTTGAAGATTTATTAATTGCTGGTGAAGAGATATACTTTGGGGATATTATTGGTAATAAACCAGTACTAAGAAAAGGTAATCCAGTAAATACATATAGCTTAAGGTCTGGTACTTCTTATAAAATTGAGGATTCAGATATAGTTGTTGAAGATGGTTATTTGCCATTAGGAGAAGTATTAGATAGATATTTTGATGAACTAAGTGTTAAAGAAATAGATGCTTTACAGCAAGGATTTAGAATGTCTACAGGTAAAGGGTTAATTCAAGGACAAGAGGCTAATCCAGTATTTGATCCTAGTTTAATATTTGGTGTAGAATTAAATGGTAATGTATTTAATCCTAATAATTCAGATGTATCTTATTTTGCTGGTGGATTTGATGTACAAGGGAATGTAAGAACTACTAGAGTACTTTGGAAAGGAATGAGAAAGGTAGGATCAATGGAAATTACAGATCCTGAAAGTGGAGAAGTAGTTAAACAATATGTTGATGAATCTTATAAACCTAATAAAGAAATTGGTGAAAAAGTAGAATGGTTATGGATATCTGAATGGTTTGAAGGAACTAAGATTGGTAATAATGTTTATACTAAAATGAGACCCTGTCCAGTGCAGTTTAGAAGTATGGATAATCCTTCTATCTGTAAACCTCCTGTAGTTGGTATTGTAGTAAATGTTAATGCTAATAAAGGTAGAAGTCTAGTTGATATGATTAGAGAGTATCAGTACCTCTATAATGCTCTTATGACTAGAATGGAAATGGCAATGGTTAAGGATAGAGGTAAAATGGCTAGATTAGATTTATCTTTAATTCCAGATGGATGGGAAATGGATAAATGGATGTATTATGCTGAGGTACTTGGATGGCAGGTAGTAGACCCTTTTAATGAAGGTCAAAAAGGTGCTGCCACTGGTAAATTAGCAGGAGCAATGAATCAGAATTCTTCTACTATAGATCTAGAGCAAGGACAATATCTTCAAAGAACTCTATTAATGGCAGATTTTATTGCTAAAAGAGTTGAAGAAATAACTGGTATTAATCCACAAAGAAAAGGTGCTGTAGAGAATAGGGAGACTGTTGGAGGTGTTGAAAGAGCTGTTACACAAAGTTCTATGAGTACTGAGAAGTGGTTTGTACTACATGATAATGTAAGAATACGTGCTTTAAAGATGTGGTTAGAATTAGCAAAGTTTGCTTGGAAAGGTGAGCAATTTAAAAGACCTTACATTATGGATGATAATAGTATGGGTATTTTAGATTTTGATTATGAAACATTTGTTGAAGCAGAGTATGGTATAGATGTATCATCTACTAGTGCAGATATGGAAATGATGCAAGCACTTAAACAATTAGCACAACCATTTCTACAGAATGGTGGCAATCTTTCTATTGTTGCAGATCTATATAGAACTACAGATCCACAATCATTACAACGTAAG